GTCCACTCGAAGGTGGAAGCCTTCGGAAAGGGACCGTGATACAATGCGACGAGAGGCCGAAGCCTACGAGTAAACATTTGTAGATAACAGTACCCATTACAATGGGGAATCGAGGAGGGAATGTAACACAAATCCTCCAAGAAAGTGCGAATGTCGCACTGGAAGAATATGATTTCCTCCATCTCCCGTTTGTAACGCTCAAGAGCCTCATGTCTTCTAATCATCTCTGCAGGGTCCGTGACGTCCATTATAGAGGAACTCGCAATAACAGAATCTCCTTGGTCGGGACCAAGGTCAGTTATATGGAGCGGGGTATGGCGCCCGGATTCTGCTGTAGCTGAGTGAGACGCGGTGGCCCCATACAACGAGAAAGAGACAAATTCACCATAAATCCGAATCGTAATAGGATTTGCTTCGGTTCCGGAGGTCGTTAGAGGAACGAGTTGGGAGACCGAAACACTCGGCTTCAGTTCTTCGTTGAAATCGTGAGAAAGGTGAGAATGGTAAGGGCTGACAAATGGAACTGTCAGTTCCCAAACATTAGATTGCTCACCAATACGCAACTGGATATGTGGGCGTTGTGACATCAAACAATGCAGAGACTGAGAGTTGGGATCCAGATCGCCTTCTCGGTCGGGACCATAAGAAATGCAGGCTAATAGGCAGCCAGTCACGGTCCCTGGGGCAGTGGCAACGAAAGTAAGTTTCACCCCAGTAGTCAAATGAGCAGTATTTGTAGATCTAGTTTCGAATATCTTCTGCTTAGCCATCTCGACTTGAGGGCAAAAGGTGTCTATCCCGATCAAGGGAAGCTTTATTTCACGAATCGCTTGTCGTCTCAGTAAGAACTGATCAGCTATAGACTCTGGGTTGAGAGGGAGATGCTGAACATCATTTGCAACATAACCAGCTGTATCTTGTTCTTCACCTTCGATGGTGCCGATCAGGCGACTGGTCTCCTCCTCAACTTCCGACTCTGCGACGTACGGAATGTGTTCAAGGGAGTCATACTCTTGGAGTAACTTCATCCCAACATCCTGAACATCAAACAATCTCTTCTGAGGATCGTAAAATGGTTTCCGTTCAGCCAGGACTTCTTCGTATGGCGTGAAGAGAATGGCGTCCTTGTACGTGTTTGGGGCGTTGTCAAAATAGGCGTGAAACCGCTTCTGCAGTTCTTCATAACAAGCCCTACCACCGTAAAACGCTTCAAGCATCGCAGTGCGAGTTTGTTCACACTGGTACTCCGCTTCTGTCATTTCCTTACTGGGTTGGTGCAGGTGGAATGGACGCAAATAAGACTTGGGAGAGGCCACAGCTACATTCGCTTCCAAATCGGGATGCCAATTATAGTACCTCTTAAGAAATTCGCATTCAGGGAAGGTTTTAAATCTGAAGACATCGGATTTGTCAGCGGCAGTTAGCCTCATACCGTATTTTTTGGCCACATCTACAAGGTGCTCTTGGGTCCAGCCAGCTTCACGGAAGAAATCACTTACCGCCCCAACGGAATCGTCCCCTAGTCCGCCCATGGCGAAGCAGTCGAGGAACTTATGTTCAGAACAGTCGATTTTCTTTTCATGACAAAACCTGATGTAGGAGATAGCCATAAGTAGAATAATCACAATGCCGTTTTTGTGCGCGGTAAAAATCATTCCGGACACTAGAAGGTCTTCAAGGAATAATACTACGCCGAGGAAGTCGATTGGGGTCTCGTCACCGAGAGCCATTGCCTTTCGAAGCATTTCAAGGTCATTCTCATTTTTATACAAATGTCGAGCAATACGCATACATAATACATTTACAAAATTTCTAAAGACAATGTTTTGAGTGGTGTCAAACTTCTCGAAGTCGAGGTCAAAACAGTTATTGCGAAAGTGAGGAGCGGAAAACATTTTGACGAAGTTCTCCCACTCTGGACCGACAGGGTCTAGGCCAATGGCCGTTTTAAACCCTACTGCATTCTTGGTAATCACGTCAAGTACATTCTTCATGTATTTGGCAATCACCATATATAACTGCATAGGAGGATTGTAGAACAACCGGGCGGTCTTATGAGGAGAAATTGGTTCATCCTTAATGCACGCGACCGCTGAGAGGCAGGGGTTCTTGCTCTGCGTAATCATTTTCTCAATCGCATCGCAATCCAATTCCATTTCCTTCGTGAGTTGTCTTTCTGGCAATTCTCCTGTGACGTAATCGCGTTTCTTTCCGCCAATACCGGACGACTTATTAAGGTCCAGACAGGGAAAGTGTCCCTCAATTCCATTCAGAATTTCGGAATAAGTGAGCGGACGGGTTTCGTGTTCAGCCGGAGTATACGCAGTCATGATTGGATCTATTATTTCCTTCATTATGATTTCTGTGGCGAGAAAAAGATGATCCTTATTTCCAAAGGGTTTCGGACGTGTGGCTGACTCAAGAACTGGGTATCCCGCTTCCTGAACGCTCATTTTGGGACGGCGTTTCAGGACCTTCAATCCAAGATGATCCTTGGCTTTCTGCAAATGCGGGTTGCAGACCAGCGAGGATCTGGTTGAAAAGTGTTTTGGGACCCATTTCTCGCAGCGAATGGTTCTCCCGTCATTTGGCAGTCGGAAGATGGGGTGCTTTGTATCTACCGCACCCTCGGCTGTCATTCTTCCAGCGGAAAGGTCCATAGGGGCCTTTTCAAGCCGAACCAAATTTCCTCGTGAGACGAGTACTTTTATAGCCTGTTCGATCATCTTGCGGGTAAACGGTACCGCACCACTCTTGTCTGCTTGGTTTCCCGAGCAATGGATTGCAAAAATTCCTCTAGCAACAGAATCCACTATGTATGGCATTCCACAATAACCAGCTTGGGTTTGAATGGAACTACCAACAGTGTGAAACATTAACTGTGGTTGGGTTTTTACTTCCTTTCCGGGAGCCGTGTGTCGAGTGAGAAGATTGTACGTCGACTTTTTGGGTCTCATAACTGATCCTCTGAAAACGTACTTGCCATTTTCTGACACCAACTTTTGGGCCACAACATCACCTGGTGGAACCTCCTCCAAGAA